AACGACGATTACGGCAACCCCTATTGGCAACCGTACAATTTCATTTCCGATTATTTGGAGCGGTTGACCCGTAACGGTATTGCGCAAATGGTACAAACATTCACGCAAATAAAGGGATTGGATAAGGAAACAAAGAACCTGTTGGAGCGGCGCACGTTCTTTGACGGTGCGGGACGTATCCGGGCGACGTTGCCGAATAATCATAAATTAGTCGGGTTTGAAATTGTCCCGGTTCGTTCTATGGGCGTAACAATGAAAATCGAACAAATCGGGTTGCAAATGACGGGCGCAACTGGGGTTGTTCGTATGTATCTTTTCCATTCGTCCCAAATTGACCCGATAAAGACGTTTGATTTGAATTTTACGCAGCCAAACGGCGGTTTTCAATGGTTCCCGTTGAAAGATTGTTATTTGCCGTATATCAGTACCGGAAACAACGCCGGGGGGTCGTGGTTCCTTTGTTACAACCAAAACGATTTGCCCGCCGGGATGCAGGCAATTAACATGACAAAGGATTGGAGCCGGGAGCCGTGCGGAACGTGTACGGGTTACGTTGATTTGGAGCGTTGGAGGGAAATAACCAAGTATTTACAGGTATCCCCGTTTATGATGAACGCCCCGGAAACATTCGACGAATACCCGGAGTTGTGGGATATTGCGTTGACGATGTACACCAATACGCAGAATTACGGGTTGAATTGCGAAATAACCGTTGGTTGTGACCTAACGGATTTTATCATTAAGGAAAGGCAGATTTTCCAAACGGTTATCCAACGACAGGTCGCCGCAATCATGTTGCGCACGTTGGCAATGAACCCCGATGTTAAGGTAAACCGGAACCAAGTAAACGCAAGCCGGATGGAAATTCTTTACGAGTTGGACGGCAATGTTGAGGGTCGCCCCGGCGGTTTGGGTTATGACCTTAAAAAAGCATACGAGGCGTTGCGGTTGGATACGCAGGGTATCGACCGTATTTGCCTTACTTGTAATAACCACGGTGTAAAATACCGGACAACGTAAGATTATGGCGGGGTTAAAGTCAATACAGGATTTACGCAACCGGGTTGCCACGTTCAACAACGGGTTATCGTCCGGCGCATACATTCAACAAATCATTTGGGACAATGACGCCTATATTGTTGATATGAACGCCGAGGAACAATTGTTTGAACAAGGTATTAACCGTTTGGGCGTGGATATTATGGATTACGCCCCGTATTCGCCGTTGACGATAGCCATAAAGGAGGAAAAGGGACAACCGACAAACCGGGTAACGTTACGGGATACCGGGGATTTTGAAGCGTCGTTTTTTTTGGAAGTCGGCGACAAACAGTTTGAAATAAAAGCGTCGGATTTCAAAACGGAGGACTTAATAAAAAAGTACGGGCGGCAAATATTGGGATTGACGAACGAAAATATTGCGGCGTTGATTTGGCAATATATATTCCCGGACTTAATGAAGAAAGCAAAAAATGTATTATATGGCAACGAATAAGAGAACAACCCCTATAATTCCCAACCCGGTTTTAATAGACCGGGTTTTGGGGAACATACAAACCGGGTTAATGGATAACGTCGATTGGTTGGACGTCGCATTTGGGCGGGCGCAACGTATCGCCAAAGTGATACAGGGCAAACGCTATTATACCCCGAACGTATATGCGGGCGGGACGGAATGGAGAGGCAACAACGATTATATCGACGTTTCCCCGGATGCCAATATTGGCAATTTTTCGTTCTTTTGGATAGACGACCCGCAAACGGTCGGTTGGGTTCCCAAAGAGCAAAGCGAGATTAAAGCCCCGTTTTCCCTTATTGTTTGGTTCGATTTGCGCAAGGTTTACCCCGGTCAACTCAACAACCGGAATACCGAGGCATTGAAGAACGAAATATTGACCGTCCTAAATGGCGGTTTTTGGCTGAAAGACGGGACGATTGTAATAAACCGGATTTATGAGTTGGCGGAAAACGTGTACCGTGGGTTTACGTTGGACGAAATAGATAATCAATTTTTAATGCACCCGTTCGGCGGTTTTCGCTTTGAGGGTGTATTGTCAGTTAATCAACCTTGTAACATGTAACGATATGGTAACTTTCATTATTTGGGTTTTGGTCGTTGCAACCGTGGCGGCGTTCCTGGTGACCCTGTTAAAAAAGTGGGGCGTTATTGAGTACGTCCAAGTTCACGGCAACGACTTTTTTGTTAAGATGTTCAATTGCGGCTTTTGCTTATCATGGTGGGCGGGGGTCGTTTTGTCTGTCCTGTTTGCTATATGCACCTGGAATCCGGCATTGTTATTGGTTCCGTTTTGTTCAACAGTCATAACCCGCATACTCTTATGAAAACGACAAAGATCGGGAAATGGGCTGTTGTGTTGTACGACAGTATCGACGAATTGCCGATTTTGCGATTTCACGCATATAACAAAATGTTGCTTATCGACGCCGGGGTTGGGTCGGATTTGAACGATTGGGATGCGCATATTGAAAAGGCAATCCGGTTTATCCGAAAGGAAAAGCCGGATTTGGCGGAAAAGGAATTGGATAATTTGCGGCAAAACGTTTATTTCGTCCAATCCGCCATATCGCCAAAGTATTTGGCGTTTGCCTGTTTGGTTAAGTCCGTGGACGGGGCCGAATACAACGATATGACGGCGGACGGTTTGCAAAAGGTATTGGATTTATTCGCCGATACGCCGAACGCCGAGTTGACCGCCCAATTGGAAGCGGTCAAAAAAAAAATAGATGAAGAATTGCAATTGTATTTTCCTAAACTATTCGACGACGCCACGATTAAAGAGTATTACGACCAATTGAAGAAACGCACGATGTTAATGTTGGAGGCGATAATACAGGGGGACGAAAGCGACAAACGGGCGGAAATAGACCATATTACGACGTTGTTGTTGACTTATACAAACCCCAAATCGTTTAGCGGGTCGGATAGCGTGGAAATACAATACGACAAGCAGTTTGAAAGTATGTGTTTGATGTTGTCTCAACATTTGCACGTAAACCCAAAATCGTTTACCGTTTTGGAATATTACAACGCATTTGAATACATTAAGGAGCAAGCGAAAAAAGCAAGCAGAAAAAGCCAAAATAAGGCAATTTAAGGCGTTTTATTTTTCAGACGATAAATTATACATTTGAGAAACGAAAATTGATTGTAGGGCAAATTGCCCGAAAATAACAAAATAAATAGTCGGATATATGGCAGATAACAACAACCCAATTAAATATTCGGATTTGGTAAGCCCCGATAATTCGATTACTGATTTGATAAAGCAATTAGATGAACTTTCAGACGCATATACAAATGCGTTGAAAAATATTAGGGCGGAGGCAATTCAGTTGGCGGCGGTTCTGCAAAAGGTTTCCGGGGCAACCGAGGACGGCAGGAACACAACCAAGAAAGCCGCAGGCGATGCGGAACGTTTGGCACGTGCGCAACGTGATTTGGCGTTTGCGGAAAGTGAGAACGCAAAGAAGTTGGCGGAGTTGAAATTGGCACAGCAGGAAGCCAACCAAATAAACAAATTGATTGTAAAAATCAATCAGTCAGCCGAGGGCAGTTATAACAAGTTGTCGGCGCAATATTCGTTAAATAAAATCTATCTGAACAACATGACGAAAGCCGAGCGAGAAAATACCGAGGAGGGGCGCAAGTTGGTTGAGCAGACACGGGAAATATACGAAGAAATGAAGCGTTTGCAGGAGGCAACCGGGAAATATCAATTGAACGTTGGTAATTATACGGAGGCGTCCGACGCAATAATTGCTTATGGCGACAAATTAAAAGAAACGTTGGGGCTTAACAATTCATTTGGAGAGAGCCTTTTGGCGTTAGGTCGTGGAGGCGCAGAAAGCAAAGAAGTATTTACAGCAATAGGCGATGGCGCAAAGGCGTTGGGGAAAACTTTGTTGGGTTTACTTTCAAATCCCGTATTTTTAGCAATTGCCGGGGTTGCGGCGGCTGGTGCGGCGTTCAAATGGTGGTACGATTACAACGCCGGATTAGTTGAGGCAACAAGGTTGACGCAACAATTTACCGGAAAAAGTGGCGATGATTTGAAAGCGTTTAGAAACGAGGTGCAAGCCGTCGCAGATTTGTTTGGCGCAGATTTCCGGGAAACATTGATTGCAACAAACGCATTATCGAAACAATTTGGTATTTCTGCAAATGAGGCATTGCAGTTGGTTAAGGATGGTTTTTTGTCCGGAGCCGATGCGAACGGGGAATTTTTAGACACGTTGAAAGAATACCCGGCATATTTTAAGGAAGCGGGAATATCAGCAGACCAATTTGTTGCCATTGTTGCCCAAACAAACAAAATGGGTATCTTTTCGGACAAAGGCGTTGACGCAATTAAGGAGGCAAATTTGCGTTTGCGTGAAATGACGACGGCAACGGCGGCGGCATTGGATGGTATCGGTATTTCGTCGGAGCAAGTACAAAAGGATTTGCAGACCGGAACCAAAACGACGTTCGATGTTATACAAGAAGTTTCCGCAAAATTGGCAGAATTGCCGGATAATGCGGCAACGGTCGGGGCTGCAATTGCAGATATCTTCGGGGGTCCCGGAGAGGATGCCGGATTGCAGTATTTACGCACGTTGAAAGATATTTCAACTAACATGGATGAAGTGAAAGGAAAAGCCGGAGTTTTGGCACAATTGCAGGAGGAACAATTGCAAAGTCAAATTGAGTTGCAAAACGCATTATCCGGGTTATTTGACGCAACCGGAGGAAATTTTGAAACGTTGACAACGAAAGCAAAAGTTTTTGTTAACCAAGGATTGACGGCGATAATAAAAGGGGTTATTGATGTTATCAATTACTTTATTGAGTTATACAATGAAAGTGTTTTGATACGTGCAATTTGGAATTGGATTGTTGCCGGATTCAAAACATCATTTGATGCGTTGGGAAATTTGTTTGGATTCTTTATTGATATAGTCGAAGCAACCGGAACCGCATTAAAGGGAGCGTTTACGTTGGATTTTGACGACGTAAAAAAAGGATTGGCAGATTATGAAGCAGCGTACGGAAATTTAGTTAAAGCCCAAGTTAAAGACATAACAGAAAATTTCCAAGAGGGTTTAGAGGATATGCAGAAGAAAATAAAACCGTTAACAATTCCGGTTTCTGTTGGAGATACCCCTACGCCACAAACAGAAAATAAGCCCGTAACGACACAGAACCCAACCGTAACGCCAAGGGGTAAAAGCGATGCGGAAAAGGCAGCAGAACAGCAAGCAAAACAAATTGAGGCGGCATATAAAAAGAATTTGGAAGCAACCCGAAAATTGCAGGATGCACAATTGCAGTTGGAAACCGACGAATGGGCTAAGCGTCGCCAACAAACGCAATATCAGTATTCCCGCCAAATTGAGGATTTACAACACCAATTGCAGGCGGAAAAGGATTTGAACGAAACCGGACGGCAGGCGATAAACGCAACAATTACGGCGTTAGAACAGCAGCAGACAGAGGCGTTGTTGAAAATAGAGCAAGAACGGCAGTTGCAAGAGTTGGCATTGCAGAAAGAAAGCATTGAATTACGATTGCAAGCGGTTAAGCAGGGAAGCGAGCAGGAACGACAATTGCGTATGCAGTTGTTAGAGAATGAAAGACAAACAGCATTGTTGCAGAATGAGCAAAAGCCGACCGGACAACAGCAGGACGCCGGGGTAATTAATGCCGGATTTGACGTTAAGGGAAACGCAATTGCCGACGAATATTTGCAAGCGCAATTAATGATGTTCGACCAACAACAAGCGTTGGCGCAATCTGAATTTGATTTGTTAAGAAATTCAGAAGCCAGGAAAACACAATTCCGTTTGCAGGCAGAAAAGGAACGTTTGCAAAAGGTATTGGAATTGAACGAGCAAGCAGCAAATAAATTGTCAGATTTGGAGGTACAAACAATTCAAAATACAATAAAAAAGATTGAACAAGAAATTGAGCAATCAAAAGGAGAGGAACGGGGAACCGATATTTACGGATTGTTTGGGCTTAATTTGGACGACGACCAAAAAGAGGCAATTAATACGTCAGTGCAATACGCATTAGATGCGTTAAATACGATTACAGAAGCACGTATTGCGGCGGCTGATGCAGCAGTTGAGCAAGCAGACAAAGAAGTTTCCGCAGCACAATCGGCGTTGGATGCAGAATTGGAAGCAAGAGCAAACGGATATGCCAATAATGTTGTTCAAGCGCAAAAGGAGTTGGATTTGGCAAAGAAAAACCAAGAAAAGGCATTAAAGGAGCAGCAGAAAGCACAAAAGCAACAGGAGGCTATACAGACTTTGCAGCAAATCGGAAATATGGTAACAGCCACGGCATTAATTTGGTCGCAATTGGGTTTCCCGTATGCGATTCCGGCAATTGCCGTTATGTGGGCAAGTTTTGCAGCGTCTAAAATTATGGCGGCGCAATTAGCTAAAAAGACCGGAGGAAACGGAGGAACGGAAACATACGGCGATGGAACGGTTGAATTATTGGAGGGTGGTTCACACCAAAGCGGAAATGATATTGATTTAGGAACGAAACCGGACGGAACCCGCAGACGTGCAGAGGGCGGCGAATTTTTTGCCGTTATAAACAAGCGTAGTTCACGCAGATTTAGAAAGATAATACCGAACGTTATTAATTCGCTAAACAATGGTACATTTGCGCATAAGTATTTGCGAACATATTCAGACGGCGAAAGTTTAACTTTGAACGTAACCGGGCAAAGCCCGGATTTACGCAATTTGTCGGATGATGTCAGAGAAATTAAGGAACAAAACCGACGACGGGTTTACGTAGATGGCGACGGAAATACGATTGAAAGCTACAAAAATTTGAAACGTAAAATAAAAAGACTATGACGCCAAAATATAGATTCTTTTTGCAGATAGGGGAGGACGGAACCAAACAAACCGTCCGCCCCAATTATAAGGATGATTTAACGTTGGATTATGAGTTGGAAACAAATCAAAGGTTTTACCGGGCTAAATTGTCCGGTAAAATAAACTTTGTCCGTGCTGATTACGATATTATCAATGACGCCCCGTTTGATTCTGAATTTTCCCTATATATCGAAAAAAGCGATGATTGGGGACAAACATACAATCAATACTATAAATCGAAGTTTATGAAAACTGATTGTACGTTTAATGATGATGATAAATTGGTTACGGTACAGCCGGAAACAACAGACCAATACGACAACGTATTAGCTGGTTTAGAAAAAGAGTATAATTTGGTTGAGTTGGCACCAAAAATCGAATTTCTAACAATAAGGAAAAGACCATTAATACAAGTTTATATACCCGGAGATAGTACTGTTTCGTGTTTTTTGGGCGGTACCACATGGGAACAAGATGCAAACGTTGTGACAGACAAAGAACAATTAATTTATACATATCACTTTTCATTATGTAACATTCTGAAAGAAATAAATATAACGAGCAATGGCACCCCGTCAAATATTGCGGGGCTTTATTCCGGGAAAATGTCATTTCAATCCAGCGAAATTTCCTTTGAGGGTAATTTGTATGCAAACAATTCAACATATTATATCTATTACAAACAATTACTAATCCCGGGGGGGGTTACACTTATAGAAATAAGAAGAAGTTCGGATAATCAAAAATTGTTTGAATATACAATTAAGTTTGGAGGACAATTTGACAACGCTGAATTTGATTTAACAGCAGTTGAGGGAACCGGAGCAACCGGAACAATGCACGCCGAAATGAGTAGTTATAATGTTTATGCACGGTATTTGTGCGATGTTGAAACAATTGGTGATTTAACAACATATCCAATACCAAGCAGCGATATTGTAGAAAACAATCGAAATTATCACAGAGTAATAGGATATGGAGGTGATGTTGCGTATATATCAAACAATTTTTCCGATGAACCGACGGAATACGGTTTGGCAGATAATGGAAAATACTTTGAACCACCACATACAATATATCGGCAAGAATTTTACCCAATAGCCCGTTCAACGTGGCGTTATGCTTCAATATGGTTTAGTTTTATTTTGTTTGATTGGATATTAGAGGAACAAGCAAGAAAAGCATATACGTTGCGTGATACGTTTACTTTGGCGTCATGTATTAATGTTCTTTTAAAGCAATTTGCGCCGGAAATAACACATGATGCAACGCCGGAATATAGCCAATTTTTATATAATAGTACAAACCCAATTTCCGGGCAGTCATTTAAGTTGCTAATAAGTCAGAAAAGTAATATAATTAATGGAGAATATCAGACACCAGCGCAAAAAGCACCGGTTACATTACAACAAATTATGACGATGTTACGTGACATTTATAAATGTTATTGGTATATAGAGGATGGAAAATTTAAAATAGAGCAAATAAAATGGTTTAGAAACGGCGGTTCGTATAGTTCAAACCCTGTTATAGGATATGATTTAACTACGTTGGAAAACGTAAGAAATGTGAAAAAATGGGCATTTGCAACGAGTGAATACTCATTTGATAAGGTAGATATGCCGGAACGTTATCAATTTGAATGGATGGACGATGTAACAACTCCGTTTGAGGGGTTGCCAATAGAAATTACGTCAAAATATGTAACAGCCGGGAAAATAGAAAAAATAAATATTTCCAATTTTACGTCTGATATTGATATTATGTTGTTAAACCCAGGTGCAATTAGTTTGGATGGATTCGCATTGTTTGCGGCGGTTACTCCGTCCGGAGGTGGGCAATTGGAATTGCCGTTCACAAGACAAACCGTTAATGGAGTGGACTATTTTTTGCAAAATGGGTATTTAGCTTTTTTCAATATACAACCCATTTATTGGGTTTATGATATGCCGGCGAAGAATTTTAAAATAAATAATTCGCAAAATTATGCGTTAGGAGGATTGTCTCGTAAAAAGAAACAAACATTAAATTTCCCAGCAGGGGAAAATGACCCAAATCCCATGCAATTGGTTAAAACATATTTGGGAAATGGGCAAGTTGATAAACTTTCAGTAAATTTGTGTAGTAGAAGTATTAAAGCGACATTGAAATATGATACAGAATAACAATACAAGCGTTTTGCCGTGGTACACGTCTATAACGCAACAAAACCATAGAAAAAGCTACGCATACGGTGAAATTTACCCATTATTTGCACTTGCTGATAGGTTGTTGCCCTTTCAGATAATCAGAAATACACGTACAAATAATGTTACGTCAGTTGTAATGTACGATAAGACAGGAAAACAAATTGCAGATATAACAACATACATGATAGAAACGGGATTGCAAATTGTCCGATTTCAGTCGTTGGGCTATGATGTTATTTTGTACCCGTCAATGTTACCCATGCCGTTAAATCAGTTAGACGGAATATATTATATGACGTTATCGGATGGCGTTCAAACGTGGTATTCAGAAATGTTCACGATTGTGCAGGACGTTTCCGGTTATCTGAAAATTGATTGGTGGGACATTGAAAATTTAGTGTTTGACGCCGGACAGATAGTTTACACAAATCCGAAATTTAAAAACACGTTGTATCTTTGCACAGAGTTAGGAAAGCCGGATTACGAATTTGAAGAGGACGGGGAAGAAAGGGACGGTTATTTTTTCCCGGAAAAACAAATATCTGTTAAGACGTTTAAATGTAATATATTGGCACCGGAATACCTTTGCGATATAATGAGATTTATCCGCATGGCAGATTATATACATATAACAGACAAATACGGGCGTGAATATGATTGCGACACATTTCTAATTACCCCTAAATGGCAAACGCAGGGGGATTTGGCGAGCATTGAAATTGAATTTACAACAAATACCGTCGTCAAGAAGATAGGACGTGGGTATATAATAGCAAACAAAGGAGATTTCAACGGAGATTTTAATAATGATTTCGACAACAATTAAATTATTAGATTATGGGAAATTTTGAACAATTAAAACAATCGGTCTCCGACGTAATTAAGACGAATGGGAATCAAGAAATTACCGGAAGTTTATTGCAAGATACATTGTTGACTATAATATCAACAATAGGAGCTAATGCGACATTTGCGGGATTGGCAACGCCGGATACAAATCCGGGTACACCCGACCAAAACGTTTTTTATTTAGCGTCAGAACCGGGAGTTTATGTAAATTTTGGAGGCGTTGAATTGAAAGACAAAGTATTTATATTTACCAATAAAAATGGTAATTGGGAAAAAATAGATACAGGTATTGCAACAAAAGAAAGTATATATGGAATTAATGAAAATGATTTTCATAGTAATAAATTTGAGATAGATGAAAATAACTTACTTAATTCTATTTATAAAAGAACAGAATTATATCAAGCAATTGAAAGTAAGTTGGCAAATATAAACAGTGTAAAACATATTTATCCTACTGATGTTCCTATAAATTATCCTAATTTTCTTTGGGGAAAGAAACAATTCTTTTTTGACAAGGATTTAGGCGAAGCTGTGCAAATAATAGCACAGCGAGAAATAAGAATAAGGGAGGTTTCAAATATATCTTTCTCAGCATGGTTGTATTTTGAAAAGTCTGTCGGATTTGTAAAAAACATTAATATGAAATTCAGCTTTGGAAAGCAATATCCGGTAGGAATAAATTTCAATGAGACGACATTTAATATATCAATAGCTAATACATTTGATTATAGTGCAGCATCGTTTGACAGACCGTTAATGTATAGTATTTCTAACAAAGTTATTGGAAATATAAATTTTTATATTGACCAAGAAATAAAATACGATAGCGGAGAAAAATTTGTTCACGTCCGTTTTGATAAAGAAATACCAATAAGATACGGAAACTTGTACTTTCATTGTGATTGTGGATATATATTAGCTAATAATAAACTAACCGTTAGTTTAGCTATTATAGACCCTATATTGACAACGACAGATAGTTATGATTATGAAAAGGATTATTCGGCTTATAATTACGGTTATTCCCTTGCCATAGGAGATTTTAAAGTACAAGGGGTAAAAGGTCGTGTGACAGAATCAGCCGTAAAAACACCGTGTAAAATTTATACCGGAAGCGAGTTAAATCCAACATTGACGGTAATAGATAATAAAGATTCGGTAGATTTAGAATTGTCGGCTGAAAGTCTTATTGAACCTAATTATTTGGATTCATTTATATTATCATCCGGATATTATTACCCACTCTTTGAAAGTACAAAGAAATTTTACATTCAATTTGGTATAAAGATAGAGGAAGTAGCTCAGATATTATATTTAGAGCATTATAGTTCGCGTATATTTGAACCTTTGGAACTTTTATCAGATGGATTAAAATTAACAAATAGCAACGATTATGAAAACGCAAAAGGTCATGTATTAAAAGTGACAGATTCAGGTATTGCAATAATTAGATTAGAAGTTTATGGAGGTGAAGTAAACGACAGGTTTGTATGGGGATTTAATATAAAATCAAATAATCCTATATCTAAAATTCGGCTATATAATTTTTGCATTTCTGAAAAGCCTATCGACCCAGATAAAGGTATATTTATAAGCAAACAAAGATTGTACTATCCGTCATTAGCGGGTAAATCATTTACTATATTTGGAGACAGCGAATTTAATTCGGGTTTGCAATACCTTAATGTGACAGATAGATTGGGCATGCCGTGCTTTAATGCAGCTTATGGAGGTCATAAAATGGGTTGGAGTGGTGGAAATACGTCTATTGATAGTGTAACAAAGTCATGGCTTTATACATGGGATATACGTAAATTAGTTCTAAATAATAAAACAGATTTTTATATATTTTGCGTATCTACAAATGATAGCGATGCCGGTACATTACTATCTGAAAGCATTAACGGAAAGTATGATTATCAATCTATAAGTGATGATGATGTTCAATATGTATTGGATAATTATCCAGCATACGGAGATACAGACGAAGAAGCACAGCAAAAAATTCAAGCATTTGACTTGTTAGAAAACGATTTAAAGTATCAGAAGTTTAATATGACATCTGTATATTGTGCATATATAGAACAAATATTAGATTCAAATCCAAAAGCAAAGATTATACTTGCAAATTCTCCAATTACATGCACTGGACTATTGACAGGTTCTGCTGGCATGGATAAAAAAGGAGTTTGGGAAAGTGGACAAAACCCAAAGACGGCAAGAGCAAATAGAAAACAAATCTTTGATAGACTTGATGAATTAATGAATAAAATTGCCGATAAATATAACTTACAAGTTATTGATTTATATAACGGTGTAGGATTAACATTTGAAAATTACACTAATTATTGTATAGATGGAACGCATTGGGTAGACATAGATAATACAAATATATTAGGTAATACAAATCCGATAACAAATAGAGAGGGCGATTTGCTTGTAAAATTTTTAAAAGAAATGGTTCATTAGATATGTTATTAGTTTATATGGAAAGAATATTTAATTGGGAACAATGGCGAATAATAGCCATTTCAGCGGCAAGCCCGGTATTAGGGTATTTGACGCCAACAAAGGGGTTTGTTTATGCGTTGATAGTAATGTTTGCGTTCAATATTTGGGCGGGAATGAGGGCGGACGGCGTGTCGATTGTGCGATGCAAAAACTTTTCATTCCGGAAATTTAAGAACGCATTATTTGAACTGTTTATGTACCTTTTCATTGTGGAAACAATATTTACCATAATGAAAAATTGCGGCGATTATAATGCGGCAATAATAGCGGTTAAGTCATTGACGTATGTATTTATGTATGTGTATTTGCAAAATGCGTTTCGCAATCTTATTATTGCATATCCCCGGAAATTGGCATTGCGCATTATATACCATGTTATAAGATTGGAGTTTGCAAGGGCTTTGCCGTCGCATTTGCAACCGATAATTGAAAGGTTAGAAAAAGAGCTTGGGGACGACCCGGACAAAATTAAAAACGATAAAAAGAAAGGAGAAAAAGAAAATGAGTAAAGTTGTTATTTTAGACAACGGACACGGAAAAGAAACAGCCGGAAAACGTTCCCCCATTTGGGGGGACGGTTCCCAATTGTTTGAATGGGAGTTTAACCGTGACATTGTACGACGTATTGCGGCGATGTTAAAAGCCGATGGCGTAAAGTTTGAAATTTTGGTACCGGAGGAAAACGACGTATCATTGCCGGAACGTTGCCGCCGTGCAAACGTTATCCATGCAGATTGCGGAAACAACGCCGTTTTATTTAGCGTTCACGGTAACGCCGGAGGTGGAACCGGGTGGGAATGTTATACCAGCGTAGGGAAAACGAAAGCGGACGCAATCGCAACCGTTCTTTGTAAGGAGGCGGAAAAAGAGTTTGCCCCGGGTGGTTGGAAAATTCGTTTCGATTATTACGACGGCGACCCGGACAAAGAAAGCCGATTTTATATTCTGAAGCATACTGTTTGCCCGGCTGTTTTATCCGAAAACTTTTTCTTTGATAATGAAAAGGATTGCCGTTTTATGTTGTCAGACGCCGGGCGTGAACGTATTGCAAAAATTCATTATAAAGCGATAAAACGTATCTTATGAAAAAATATTTAATAATATCGGCAATTGCTTTGGCGGTTGCCGCCGTTGTCACTATATGGGTGCAACGTTCCCGGATTAATACGTTGACCGGGGAAATGGACAAATACAGAACCAATACGGAAACGTTATTGCAGGAAGTTTCCCGGTACCAAACGAAAGATAGTTTGAACGCAATCAAAGTCGGGAATTTGGAGTTGTCATTGGCGGAATACAAAAAGTACCGGGCGGACGATTTGGCGTTGATAAAGACGTTGCGGGCAAAGAACCGGGATTTGGAACGGGTTACAACAACCCAAATGGAAACAATCAACGAATTGCGGGCAACCGTCCGGGATAGTGTTGTATATTTGCCCGGCGATACGGTTACGACCGTTCTACGATGCGTCGATATTGTCGAACCGTGGTTTGAGTTGCACGGATGCGCCACGTCAGATGGACAATTTACCGGGACGCATATAAATCGGGATAGTCTGTTGATTGTCGAAACTGTACAATACAAACGGTTTTTGGGGTTCCTTTGGAAAACCAAAAAGATAAAGAACCGGGAAATTGATGTTGTAAGCAAGAACCCGGCAACAAAAATAATGGGCGTTGAGTTCGTAACCATAGAAAAGTAAGTTTTATTGTTCATAATACCGGGAAACGGGGATTGTAACCAAGCGTTGCAACCCCGTTTTTGTTTTTGCCCGTTTTTAGCCCCGTATTTCGATTATTTTGTTTGAATGGATAAAGTACCACCCCGGCAAATAAAGTGGCTTAAAATGAAAATTCGCCAAAAATAACTTTGCAGGGAGCCAAAAGAACCTTTTTTTATCCGCAAATCGAAAATAAAAGAAAATTCTTTTGGTAGTTAAAATAAAATGCCTTATCTTTGTGCCATGTTAATAAAACGACCGGGCGTTTTCCCGGCAACAAAAAGAGCGATACAATGAAGCCCGCAGATATTTACAACGGTTTGGAATATACAACAAGAGAGATTAACCGTACTTTCAAAATCAAAGTAAACGGATTGTTCAACGGCAAAAAGATTAACACGTTGGTTGGCGTTTCTGGTTTGATTAAGTTAGTAGGCGTTGAAATGGCGAACAAATTATTGCGCCGTGCTTTCCGTTGTGTCAAAGACGCCGAACATTGTAAGTTGCGCCGGGGTTGGGGGCGTTGTTGTTGTAAGAGTTGCTCCGCCCAATTGAGAGAAAAGAAAAAGCCGGGATATAATCCGAAACGGGTTGCAATAAATAACGTCCGGCGTCAATGTTGGACGGATTGCCCGAAAACGGAACGTTACCCGTTTAGTTATGACGGGGCGGATTTCGACCAATGGGGGGATTGCGAATTTGGAATACATGATTAAAACGAGAATATGGAAAGCGTAATTATTGAGGAAATGCGGGCGTTCTTACGATTGGATTTGCCCGACCGACAAAGACAATATTTTACCGATACAATCGCCGTCGCAAAACGTGTTGAGGTCGTAAAAGCGGCGGACGTATTCGATGAACGGGAAATTGAATTGATACGCCGGACGGTTCGCCCGGTAGTCAAAGAGTGTTATAAAAATGCGCATTTGCTGACGTTGTTATTTCCCGAAAGGGTGCAATACGTTGAGGGAAAAACGAACGCATTTATACCAATTGACCACGCATTTAACCGGGTCGGGGACAAATATATTGACATTACGTTTGAGTTCGCATTGGGGTTAGACCCAACGCAATACGAATATGTGGCGTTTGGGGAATATCCGGCGGACGTTATACAAACCATTGTTAAGCAAACGGGGTATTATGGCGAAATATACCGTTATTGCTATTGTGCCGAACAAATGGCATTGGAAAAAATGAACCCCCGAACGTAACAGATACGCCGGGGGTCGGTACGCAGTAACCGAGAGCGATTTTTGGTAATGCGGTATTGCAAAGGTAGGTTAAAAATCGGATATTCCACGCACCCGGCAAAAATGATTTCACAAACAAAGATTATATTTTTGGTAATTAAAAAAACTTTCTACCTTTGCAGAACAAAATATTAACAGCCTACCCGGAGGGATACCGGGGAATGATATGAAAATAAAAGAAAGTGAGAAATTAAAAATGTTGGCGACCGAAAGCGGAAAAACATCCAACCAAGTATCCGAAACAATCGTTACGGAGTTAATCAACAAACAGATTATCGAGGACATAAGCGACAATTGGGGGTTCCCGGTCGCCGATTGTTACGAACGGGATGTTACCGTTGTGGAAATGGTGGACGTTATCCGGGCAATTGGTATTTCCCCGGTTCGTTCCGTCCATTTGTACGCCCTGTTGGAATGTGTATTGATTGGCGACGATGATTGCCCGGAGAGTGGCGGGGAAATGGAGGTTACAGACGGCGAGTATAGACGTACCGGAGGCGACGGATATTTTACCCCGCCGGAATATAGCCCGATTTGGGAGGAAAAAACGTGCCGCAATTGCGGATACAAAGAGAGCAACGAACCAAGTTATTAACAAAAAAAATTTAAGTTATGGCATTGAGATTAAAAGTAAACGAAGCAATCGCCCGTTCCGAGGCGAACGGGAAAAAGGTTTTGAAAAAAGACATTGCCGCCCGTCTTTTTGAGGGTGCAAGCGAGAGCGCACAACAGGTAAATATGACTAATTTATGTAACGGCACGACCAAACGGATTGTCCCGGAATGGGTCGTTATTATTTGCGAAATGTTGGATTGTACGGCTGATTATTTATTTGGGTTGTGCGATGATTAGTAAAAAGATAATTGAAAAGATGGAACGTATTACAGATACGTTATTTTCTGAAAAATTCCAAGCAAAATTATTTTTATGGTCGTTTGGAATAATGGGTGTAATTTGTTTTATATGCGGATTTTGGAATAATATACTCTTTCTATTTTCTGCAATGTGTGGATTAATGTGTTATGTATCTATAAATGAATTAAAGAAATGAGAGCGAAAAGAAACGAACAAAAAGACATGAGTATTGCAAACGCAATAGGTAGTTCAGGGAATGCGGTTAAAAAGTTAGCGGAAGCAATGGGAAATTTGCCAGCTGATAAATCCCCGGAAATTGACGACGAACAACAAAAGATTGTTCCGGATATGGAGGCGTTGGAAATAGGACAGCCCGCCGGTGCTTATGAGATTTTGCCGGGCATGACCGTTGAGGAAATGAAAGCAATGTTTTTTGATGGTGCGTTGATTGAACCGACGTATAAGGTTTGGCAGCTAAACAGCAAAGGACACCGCTATTATTACCGATATGACGACGACGGGAACCCGGAGTTTTTCCCGTCTGTTACAACCATATTGTCACAAACATTACCCAAAGCCCCGCACCTTATAAATTGGATTTCGAACAAAGGCATTGAGGAAGCCGAGCGATACAAAGGAGAACGGGCGGCGTATGGAACGTTTATGCACGCCGCATTTGAGGAATTATTGATTAACCGGGCGTATGATTTGGACGGACTGAAAGGCAAATTAAAAGAATACATTGAGGTTTACCGATTGCCGGACGACTTTATTTATTATGCTGACGATTTGAAAAAGGACGTATTGGCGTTTGCGCAATTCGTGTTGGATTATGATGTACGACCGTTAGCCGTTGAAATTGCGTTGGTACACCCGTATTACAAGTATGCCGGAATGATTGATTGCCCGTGCACAATGCGGGCAAAGATTGGAAGCGACGACCGGATTAACGCAATTGTCGATTTCAAAAGCGGGCGCAAAGGCTTTTACGAGGAAAGCGAAATACAATTGGGGATGTACCGGGATATGTGGAATGTCAATTTTGAGCAATTCCCCGTTACCCGTATTTTCAATTTCAGCCCGAAAGATTGGCGCAAAAAACCGTCGTACAATCTGAAAGAGCAAACCGAAAGCCCCAATATACGCAAAATCCCCTATCTGTTGGAGATTGCCGCCATTGAGGACGAAAAGCGGGATAATACGTTTACGTCGGTTAATGGTATGGTTGTATTGGACGACGCCCCGGATTTGTCCCAAAATGTAATATCGTTGTCTTTGGCGGAATTGATTAAGACGAAAGCCCCCAAAGAGGCGACCCCGGACGAAACCACGGACGCCGCCGATACCGTCAAAGCGGATGCGGTTGCCCCGGAACAAACGCCGGAACCGGAGATTAAGAAAACAAAGATTATGAAACGCACCGGGAAAACGGCAAAGGAGGCGGAAAAGAAGCCCGCCACGGGGCGAAAGACGATAAAACGGAATGTTGCACCGGAAAAGGAACAAAAGCCCGCAAATGCGCCAAAAAAGCCCAAAAACGAGAATAAGAAAAGATTGTTGAACGACGACCCCGAAATATGAAAACGATAAAAAGATTTGATAAACAAAAACGGCGTTGTTATTAAAGAATACCAATCTATAAATTTAGCAGAAAGGGACGGTTTTAATAATTCGCTAATAGTTAGATGTTGCAAAGGATTACGCAAAAAACATAAAGGTTATGAATGGAAGTATAAAAGGTAGGATTATCAGACCGGAGGCGGAAAAATCCCGTTTGATTTTGCCCCGTGTCGGACAAATAAAAATCGGAATGAAAAACGCCAACGGATACCCGCAAAGCGTGGATTATTTCATACCAACGGGAAAGTATGCCGGGTTATTTACACAGGCATACGGCGAAAAGCCCCAAACAATACAAATCGTATTCCCGGACGACGACCCGGCGAAAGTATGCAACGAGCGGTACGAGTACCGGGACGACGACGGACGATTGATTGCGGCGGGCGACGGCGAAACGTTCCAAGTTTGGGACGGCAAAAAGTACGAAACATTGACAACGGAGGAATACCCGAATTTGATGTTGGCTATTACCAAGCGTTACCCCAATCGGAAAAGCAAACAGGACGGACACGACGGTTGGGAAATTACGTTGACATTGAATTTTATTGTACCGTTGGTACGTGGCGTTGCCGGGGTATGGCAGTTTTCAACAAAGGGTACGGCGTCCACAATCCCGCAAATCCGGGAAACATTCGACGGTATGTTGGCGGAACGGGGATTTTGTAAGGGAATTATATTTGATTTGAACGTACAATTTGCCACGACCCAAAAGCCCGGCGACAAATCCCGTTTCCCTGTTGTTTCATTGGTTCCGAACGAAAGCCCGGACAATGTTTTAAGAGTGCGCAAAGCGTGGAAACCTGTTAAACAATTGGAGGGCGGCGACAATGGAAAAGAAAATTGAAATTTCGGTTGGCGACGTAATTGTTGTTAATCATGTGGAAATTAGAGCCGAAAAACGGACGGGTTGGCAGGGTTGCGAATGTTGTTTTTTCCACAAATCCAACGGTTCATGTATGCGTTTCCCCTGTAATGCAGGGGGAAGGAAAGACGGTATAAACATTAAATTTGTGAGAAATGACAATAAGAGATAGCAATTTTATAACGATTTTAGCCCCGATGATTACCCGGTTGAAATTAAAAGGGAACGAATTATTGGTTTTCGCTTTAATTCATGGGTTTAGTCAAGACGGGGAAAGCCGTTTTAAGGGTTCGTTGAAATACCTAATTGAGTGGACGGGGTTAGATAAAACGACCGTTATTAAAATACTCAAATCGTTAGTTGAGAAACAGTATATTAACAAATTTGAGTACGAAAAAAATAAGGTTCGTTATTGCGAATATACGACGAATTATTGGGCGGTTTTGGAGTGGTTGGAAAATCCCACCACCCCCCCGGTTGGAAAATCCAACCACCCCGGTTGCGAAACACCACCACCCCCCCGGTTGGAAAATCCAACCACCCCGGTTGGAAAATCCAACCATATATTAAATACTGAAATAGATAAATCTTTTGGTATTGATAAGGATAAACCCGCCAACGGAGTTGCCGGGGATTTGTTCCCGGATGAACAATTGGAGGTTCAGAACGATAAAAAAATAACGTCAATATTTCGCAATTCCGATGTTTACAAATTGGTTAAGTTCGGGGCGGACGGCGTAAATGATTATTCCGAGTTTGAAAAACTGTTTGCGACGCCGGAATTTGAAAAGGTCGATTTGATTTATTATTTCCACACGGTCGCCGATTGGTCGGAAACCAAACAGGGCGTTAAGCGAACCCGCACGGGTTGGATTGCGACGGTACGCAATTTTATCCGGGGCGACATTGAGAAAAAGAAATTGCATTTGAAACCGGAATACCAAGCCCCGCAAAAACTGTTGAACGTGGCGGGCGCAATGGAATTTCTTAACAACGATTATTGATTATGGAAAATTTGCCGGAAACAGTAAATACGCAATCCGTGGCGTTGGCGATATACAACCCAACGCCCGGTACAAAAGCAATCGACATACGCCGACAAATGTTGCAATTACCGGAGGTTGCCAAATCGTTATCCGGGGTCGAAAAGTACATTTTCGCCGCCTCAACGAAAATGCAAATTGCCGATATTGACGACGGCACGTTGATTGCGAAAACCGGGCAAATGTTCCGGTTTATTGCAATGGACGTCGGGTATATAATCCCGACCAATCCGGAAGATTGGGCGTACATTTGTACCCGGTTGTTGGATATACTCAAAAAATACTATTCGCAAATGACATTGGCGGATATTAAGTTGGCATTTGAGTTGGCGACAACCGGGGAATTGGACGACTATTTGCCGAAAGACAGTCAAGGCAACCCGGACAAAAAGCATTACCAACAGTTTAACGCCGATTATTTCGCAAAGATATTGAACGCATACCGCCGGAAACAAAACGGGGTTATACATAAAGCGTATAAGGCATTGCCGGAGCCGAAAAAGGAATTGACGCCGGAGGAAAAACGGTATTATCACAACCAAACCGTCGCCCGATGTAGGGAGGTATTTTTGCAATACAAATATACCGGGCGGTTTGTGTTGGGGATTACTGACGGGATGTTAATTTATGATTGGTTGCGAAAGTTGGGTTTTGCCAATGAGGTTGCCGGAACCGAAGACGACCGCAAACAAGCATTTGCCCGATATATGCAACGTGTCGCCCGTGGGTTCGTCAACAAGTACGAGGCGTACCACGTCCAACGTAAGGGAACCGACGCCCCGGAGTTGGATTTTACGGCGTATGAGATAGCGAGGGACAAAGAGATTGCCCGGACGTTTGACCGAATGATTGCCGACGAATTACAGATTGATAACTATTTAGATTTTTGGAAATGAACAAAATAACGATTGATTGTATTATTGGGATTGACCCCGGAAAAACCGGGGGGATTGCCGTTTGGCGTCCGAACCATAAAACCGAGGTAATAAAAATGCCGGGCGACCTTATGGAGTTGCGGCAATGGTTTGATTATATGAAAAGTATTTGCCGCCCGTTGGTATTCGTCGAAAAGGTTCAATTGCGCCCGGACGACGTGAACGACAACCCCGGTAAGGCGTTCCGGGTTCAAAAACTGTTATCCGAGTTCGAGATACTGAAAACGATAATTGCCATGTGCGACGTACCGTTTGTTTTGGTACACCCCCAAAAATGGCAAAATGAATTGAAATTGCGGGTTAAGGGAGAGGAAAAGCCGGAGCGCAAAAAGCGATACCAACGAGCCGCCGCCGATTATTACCCCGATGTTAAGGCGACGTTGTGGAACGCCGACGCCCTTATGATAATGCACTTTGGACGGTACATTTTGCACAACAACCCCCGTTGGGTTTTGGAGAATTTGCCCACCCCGATGCACGACCGTTTATTTTAAGCCCCGTTTTTCGATTATTTTGTTTGAATGGGTAAAAGTATGGCAGACGAAAACAAAAGCCCGCAAATCGAAAATCCGGCGAAAATAACGTTGGAAGAATTGGCGTACATTGTTAAACAGATGCGCCACAACCAACGGAGGTGCGAACGGAACCCAACGCCGGAAAAGATTGCAACCCGGACGGCATGGGAACAAAAAGTTGACGGCGTTATTGCCGTCTTAACAGATACGCAAATGAAATTATTTTGATTTTATCCCGGACGACTTGCGCCGTATCGGGATTTTTTTTGCCCTAACACGAAAATAAAAAGAAAAAGTTTTGGTAATTAAAATATTCCCCGTATTTTTGTGGCATGAAATAACAACGACCGGGCGTTTTCCCGGTAATGCTAAAAAAATAAAAGCAATGAGAGCGAAAACAACAATCAGCGATTTCCGGTTTGAGTTTGCCGGGTACGGACATTACAAAGTAACTTACACGTCGCCCGTTACGGGTAAAAGTTGGACGGCAAAAACAAATGATATGCCGTTAATTGATGCGACAAAGAACGCCGACGACCCCAAACGTTGCGATTTGGAAACCCTTAAACGAGTTTGCAAAAATGGATAAGGACGAATTGGGAGCCGTTCGCCATGCAATGACGGCAAAAGAGTTGGACGACCTGTATAAGCGTTTGGAAAACTTTATTGCCGATTGCACCCGGTCGGAGGTTGACGCCAACCGGGATGCGCTTAACAAGGTGCAAAGCATGATACACCAAAGAATGATATTAACAAACAAATAAGTAGTAACCGCCGGGGGCAACCCCGGCATAAAAAGAGCGATAAAATGATTATCAAAAAATTAGAGTTGTCGAATTTCCAAGTAATTAAGGAGTTCAACGCAGATTTTGAGGGTAATGTATATTTCATTATCGGGGACAATGAGTTAGGAAAATCCACGCTATTAAAGGCAATCGGGGCGTTGTTGACCGGGAACCGGGACGCCGTGTTGCGTAATGGCGAGGACAAAGGGTTTGCCAAAATGGTTGTCGGCGACGACGGCGAGGAATACGACGTTGAATTGCGGTTTACCAAAGCCAACCCCCGTGGTACGTTATCAATCAAACAGAAAACAACCGGGATGCGGTCGGATAACGTAAGTATGTTGCAAAAGGTTTTCGGATATACGGATTTTGACGCCGTGGAGTTTTCCCGGTGGTCTGAAACCGCCGAGGGTCGCCGAAAGCAAGTGCAATACGTCCGGGCATTGTTGCCGGAGAATGTGCAAAAACGTATTGCCGAGATTGACGCCGAGGTTATGACCGTTAAGGAGAAAAGAAAGGACGCCAACGCCGAGGTCAAGACGTACACGACCATTTGCGCCGCCGCCGAAAAGCAGTTGAAACCGGGCGACGTCAAAACGTATGCCGAGAAAATCGACATTGCCGATTTAATGGAGGAACAAAACGAGAACGCCCGGTTGATTGAGAAAGCGAAAACCGTGCGTACCGCATTGCAAACCCGGACGGAACAATTGGAGGCAATCCCCGGTCGTATCAAAGCCGCCGAGGAAACCAAGAATACAGAGATTGACGCCGCAATAAAGTATGAGGCGGAAGCCCAAGCCGAATACGACCGGATTGTTGCCGAGGCAAAAAAGGCATTGGAAGCGGCAAAGAAAAAGAGCAAAGCCGATGCGAAAGCCGCCGCCGACAAATACGACGAAACATTGGCGCAAATCCAAACGGATAAAGCCGATTACGAAACCCGCAAGAACAACGCCGCCGCATGGTTGGCAAAGTACGAGGAAAACAACCCGGAGAATTTGGATACAGCCGAACGCCTCAAACAAGCCGAGGAACACAACAAAATCAATGCGTTGGTTGTGGACTATCTGACGAAGAAAAAGCAAAAGGACGCCGCCGAAAAGGTCGCCCAAACCCACGAAAAAAAGTTGTCGGATTTGCTCAAAGAGCGGGAAACCCTTATTGCGAAATCGGAATTGCCGATTGCCGGGTTGACGTTCACGGACGACGGGTTGGAGTTAAACGGTGTGCCGTTTGTCGCCGGGAAAGTGTCGGATAGTCAAATAATGGAGGTTGCCGCAAAATTGATTATCGCAAGCAATCCGACCGTTAAGGTATTCCGCATTGCGAGGGGCGAAAGTTTGGGCGCAAAACGTCTGCAATCCCTTATCGAATTAGCCCGGAAAGAAGGGTATCAAGGATTTATTGAGGAAGTCATGCGAGGACAGGACGATTTGATTATTGAGGAATACAGCGAAACCGAGAAATTAACCGGGGCGTCGGTTCCCCGGCGTCCCTTAAACAAAACAATATGGAAGTTAAAGAAATGACAATTGCGGACGTGTTGAAAATGCCGTTGTTTTTTGAGAACGTGAAACGCCAATTAACGAGCCTTTGGAACGACCGGGAGAAAGCCCGTGAGGATGCGACCCGGAATAATACGAGGTTGCGGGCGCACGTTATCGACCGTATGCACAATACCGGGCATTGGGAACTGGGAAATTTCGTTATTCTTTTCGCAAAAGTTTTGGATAAGGTCGCAACCGGGTATTCGTCGAGCGAACGGGCGTTTATCCGTGCGGTTGGAATGACAGCGTTTAATATCACAATGCAAAAGTTAATCGACGATGAGAAAGCGAGAAATAACGGCAACGGGGACGATAAATAATAACGGCGGGTTGGCAATGTACATGGGCGAATTAAACGAATTTTTCAAGGGTTGGAAAGGTTCCCGGATAATTGCCCGGTTTATTGTTGCGTCGCCCGGTTCGTCCGAGGCTTTGAAAGGCTATTATTTCAACTATGTTGTACCAACATTCAGAACCGGAATTTGGGAGGCAGGCGAGCGTCTGACAGAGGAACAAACAGAACGCCGATTGCGTGAGTTGTCCCCGGTTATGTATGAGCAAACCCCGGATATTAACACCGGGAAATATGAAACCAGATTGCGGACAATTGCAGAGTTGAGCAATGCTGAATTAATAGAACATATCGAATTTTTAAAACAACTTGCAAGTGAAGAATATTGTTTGTATATTGCAGACCCAAATGAAATTTGATTATGGAAAATGAAATATGGAAAGAAATACCCGGATATGAAGGGTTGTATGAGGTTAGTAATTACGGGCAAATTAGGTCTATTAAAAGATTAGAAAAATGCGGTAATAAAACAAGAATACGAAAAGAACGTATTTTGAAACAATCATTAAGGCGTGGTTATTTGTTTGTATCATTATGTAAAAATAGGGAAAAAGAAAATGTTGTAATACATAGAATTGTAGCATTATTATTTATTCCTAACCCAAATAATATGCCGGAAGTAGACCATATTGATGGTAATAAAATTAATAATAAAGTCAGTAATTTACGATGGGTAACAGCAAAACAAAATAGCAATAATTTAAAAGCCCCCAATACGTATATTGGTAAAAAACTAAATAAAGGAGGCAAGGCAGTTTTGCAATTTGATTTATCGGGTAACTTTATAAAAGAATGGGTTACAGCAATGGAAGTTGAAAGAAGTTTAGGTTTTAGACGTAGTTCTATAAGTAATTGTTGTAATGGCGCGTTGAAAACAGCATTTGGTTTTAAATGGAAATATAAATGATATGTTTTGCAAGTGTAACGGAAAGCGTAAAAATTACCCGTTGGCGGGTTGGCGGATTATTCGCCACGAATACACGCCAAAGCATTACAGCCGGATAAAGTGTTTGCGTTGCGGGTGCGTTTGGATTACACGGGCAAAATATGTTGAGCAAACGCCCAACGACGACGGGCAAAAACGATTATTTTAACGAACAAAAAAGTAACGAGAGTATGAAATTTGAATTAAAGGACATTTGTTTTTTCGATTGCGAAACAACAGGAGTACCCGCAAAGGGTTTGAAATGGGATGCGGATTTTAACCAATTCCCGCACGTCGTACAATTGGCGTGGGCGTTCGGCGACAAAGAACGCAGTTTTATAATTAAGCCGGACAATTACGAGATACCGCCGGAAACAACCGCAATACACGGGATAACGACCGAACGGGCAATTGCCGAGGGTGTACCGTTTGCCGAGGTTATCGACGAATTTTTGACGGATGCCGCCGCCGCACCGCTTGTATGTGCGCACAACATTTATTTCGATACGTCGATGTTGAAAGCGAACATTTTGCGTTATTGCGGCAAAGAGTATTACGACGCCAAAGCCGAGGACGCATTGCACAAAGGAAAGCGCATTGATACAATGATGAAAACTATTAAATTTGTCGGCGCATTGTATCAGGATGGCAAACCGGGGAAATTCCCCAAATTGGAGGAATTATTTGCAAAGTTGTTTCCCGGCGAAACATTCCCGGCGCACGACGCATTACAGGACGTTAAGGCATTACGCCGATGCGTCCCGGAATTGGTCGAATTGGGGATTATTGAGTTGGTGCAAAAGGAATACCCGGCGGAACAACTCAAAGCCCAATTTGAGCCGGAAAAGCCCAAAGGCGGGCGCAATATTGAGTTCCACGACCCCAACCCGGTAACGGAACCAATCGGAACCGGGGAACCCGTCCCGGAACGCCCGGCTGTTCCGTCGAATAGTAAGACACGGGAATTGTTGGACGAAAGCGAATTTTAATATGGTAGTATTAAGTTTATTTGATGGAATGAGTTGCGGACAAATAGCACTCAATCAGTTGGGAATTAAAATTGAAAAGTATTTTGCGGCGGAAATTAAACCGCACGCAATTAAATGTACGCAATATAATTTCCCCCAAACAATACAAATTGGGGACGTTCGCAAAGTAAGTTATAAGGATGGCATATTGACGACCGCTAACGGTTTGTTTGAGGTTGGGAAAATTGATTTGTTAATTGGCGGTTCGCCGTGTCAAGATTTAAGCGTTTTAATGCGAAACCGTAAGGGGTTGAAAGGGGAAAAAAGTTCATTATTTCATGAATGGTTAAGGATTAGAGGGGAAACGACGCCCCGTAATTTTATGTTAGAAAATGTAGCGTCAATGAGGGTTGAGGAAAAAAACACAATTGACGAATTATTGGGCGTAACGGGTATTTTTATAAATTCATCATTGTTTTCAGCACAATTGCGCAAGCGTTATTATTGGACTAATTTAGATGTTGATTTGAATATTAAGGACAAAGGAATTGAGTTACAAAGCATTTTAGAAAGTGGATATACCGACCGAAAAAAAAGCGTATGTATAGTCCGTAATTATGCTGGAAGCGTTCAAAGTTCAAATAAAGAATCATTTATAAAAATGTGCCTTAATCGTTCAAAAAAAGGATTTCTTACGGTCGTTTTTGAGGAAAAAGGCAATCCAAATTCGGTGCGATTATTTACGCAAACAGAATTAGAACGGTTGCAAACCATACCCGTTGGATATACAAGTTGCGTAACCTATCAAGAAGCGGCGGACTTAATCGGCGACGGTTGGAATGTTGAAACCGTAAAGCATATATTGAAAGGATTATTATAAAACCCGAGCCGGGCGGGTTCCCGACAACAAATAAATTATCAAAATATGAGTGAGAAAAAAGAAACCGCAAACGTAATGCCGATACCGTCGGAAAAGTCGTTTGCATTATCGAAAGTCAAGACGTTAAAAGACGGCGGGTTGGATGTTCATTATGAAGTTACCGAAACAATCGGCAACGAAAGTTATACGAACAAATACCACGTCGAGAGCGCAAAGGACATACACCCCGATTTGCGGGAATGTTTCGACCGCTTGCGCCCAATCATGGGACGTATTTTCAATATCACGTCCTTTTTGTCAATGGTCGAAACCGACGATTTTAAGGCGAACAAGAACCAAAAGGAGGTCGCCCGCAATTTCGCCGACGAAATGTTGAAAAACATTGAGGTTCGGGGCGTGTCCTATTCCGGTCAAGACGATAACGTTGGGGTCGTCCTTACGGGATTGTTCACGGTATCCAACAACCAAAAGACGGCGATAAATTCGCCCCGTCTGAAATTCAATACCGAAACGTTCGGTTTTGAGGAAGAATTGGAAGAAATCGTTGCGGACATTGAAAACGAGGTTTACGCATTTTTGTTCAAAGGCAAAAAGGCGCAATTGGAATTGTTCGGGGCTGACGGCGAACCCGCACCGGGTTTGGTCGCAGAACCGGAAAAGGAGGGCGGATTGTTCCCGGAGGTCGGCGACCCGGCTAACGAGGACGACCCGGAGGACGAAACGGCGGATATGTAAGCAATGGAGCCGATATTGCTAACAGACCGGGAGGAATATCAATTTGTAACCGATAGGGGGTTTTGCCCCCTATTGGATTACAAGCGGTTTACAATGGATATTCGGTTGCGTGTCGAAATCCAACGGGAATTGTTCGGGCATTGCGTTTTTGGTCGTGGGAATATCCCACAGGCAAACGAACGGTTTTTCCGGTGGGTTTGGGAGCATAAGCCGCACAGATGCGAGGAATGTTTAAAGCCGTTACGGAATTATTCCGCCGCGTATTGTTCGCATATATTGACCCGTGGAGCGTTTCCCGAAATGGCGCATGATGCAAGAAATATAAATATACTATGTTTTGAACATCATTCATGTTGGGAGAATGGGGATAAAACGAAAATGCGTATATATTCCGGCAATATGAGAATGATTGAATTAATGAAAAATGAGTATGCAAATTTGGAAAGATATTGAGGGTTACAAATGACATTATCAAATTTCTAATTATGGCAATGTTCGTTCCTTAAAAAAGGATGCGTTTCTAATGAAAGGCGGATATTTGAAAGGATATAAAATAATTAGTTTATGGAAAAATGGAACTGGGAAAATGTTCCGTGTTCATAGCTTAGTTGCGGCGGCTTTCATTCCGAACCCGGAAAACAAACCATGTATCGACCATATCGACGGCGACCGAGCCAATAACCATGCAGATAATTTGCGTTGGGTTACGGTTAAAGAAAATCAGAATAACCCAATAACAAAATCTAAATGGATTGGAAAAAAAGCGAAACCGCACCACGAAAAAGCGGTTGAGCAAATAAAAAACGGTATTGTTGTAAATGTATTTGTTAGCATACAAGAAGCCGCCCGAAAAGGCAATTTTTCGGCAACGGCAATTTGTAAGGTATGTAAAGGGAAAGGAAATTTGCATAAGGGTTATAAATGGAGATATAAAAAATGAGAATCAAAAAGAGGCAACCCGATTACGGGGCAATTTCCCGCCGTTCAATCAAAAATGATTTCAGACGGGTACAAACATATTCGGAAAGGGAGAAACGCCCGCAAATCGAAAATCCGCCCGAAATAAATGCAGAAAGACGGGTTTTGTTTGTTGGGGAAAATTCCGGGTATTACAAATTGCGTTCTTTTATAGTTGGAAAATTGGTTCGGTTAGTTCAAAAATCAAGCGTCGGCGGTTGGGTTTGTGAGTTCGTACACGACGACGACCGAAAAGCGATAAACCATGCCGCCGGATGGTCGGATAATAAGAAACAATATTTGTTGGATTGCGTAAAATTCAAGTGAAATGAAAATAAAATCAAAAACCGGATATAAAATTGCGTTATACACGTTCGTGACGTTAACGGTTGCGTCTTATATGTGGGCGTTGTATAGTATCATTGTTTGGATAATTAAAGCGTTTTTTGTATGAGTGTAAACAAGGTTATTTTGATGGGACATACCGGGAAAGCCCCGGATTTTAAGGAGTTCGACAACGGGGGTTGCGTGGCGACCTTTTCGTTGGCAACCACGAAACGAGGTTATACCACAAAGGACGGGCGGCAAATCCCGGAGCGTACCGAATGGCATAACGTCGTATTGCAAAACGGGTTGGCAAAGGTCGCCAATCAGTACGTCAAAAAGGGCGACAAACTGTATATTGAGGGCGAATTGAGAACCCGGAGTTATGACGATGCGCAAGGCGTCAAACGGTATGTTACCGAGATAGTCGCAACCGATATGGAAATGTTGACCCCGAAAGCGACCGGAGCCGGGGCGCAAGTACCGCCGCCGCCCGTGCCGGATGCACCCGCCCCCGACGGAAACGACGATTTACCATTTTAAGCCGTTGACGATATGGGAGCGATTTACGGACGGGTTATTTACAGCCCAAAAGGTAAAGCCGGGGAATACGCCGAGAACGCCGCCAATTTCTTTGTCGGTTGTTCCAACGGTTGTACTTACTGTTATTTGCGCAAAGGTCGTGGCGCAAAGGTATTGGAAGGCAGTCGCCCGGAGTTGAAAAAGACGTTGCGGGAATATCCATACGCTTTGGATATTTTCAAAAACGAATTGTTGGCGCATAAGGAGGAATTGCAGAAAACGGGGTTATTCTTTTCGTTCACGACCGACCCGTTGTTGCCGGAAACGGAACGGTTGACCCGTCAAGCGGTCGGCGTATGCCAACGCCACGGCGTCCCGGTTAAGATATTGAGCAAATGCGCCGAGGGGTTGAACCGCTTCATTGATTTTGCCGAGGCGTCCGAGGGTTGGGACGTGTCCCGTATCGCTTTGGGCGCAACGTTGACAGGTTGCGACGAATTGGAGCCGAACGCCGACCCAAATATGATGCGGGTTAATGTGTTGGCACGGGCAAAACGCCACGGGTTCCGCACCTTTGCAAGCGTGGAGCCAATCCCGCCGGGAATGTACGACCGGGCAATTGGGATAATCAAATTGTCGTATCCGTTCGTTGACCTGTATAAAATCGGGTTGCAGAGCGGCGGCAAATATCCGAAACGGGAAATACGATTGATTTACGACACAATTACGGAACATTGGGAGGGACGCCCGGAACAACCCCGTATCTATTGGAAAGATAGTATTGTTAATCCGCTGGGGATTGACCGGGGAGAATTGCCGGGGTATTGTGTCCCTGTTAATTGGGATTTGTTTAACAATGAAAAGTGAAATACGGGTTGAGGTTCCCGCCGATTGCCGATTGGTCGGAGTAAGGACGGACGGCGATGTTGTCGTTATCATTTACGAGCCAATCCAAAACGTCCGGCAAATTGGATTTATCCATTACCCGGAACCCGACGGCGAAACCGAGGAACCCGAAAATAAAAAGTAAATATGCAGTACAGCAATAAGGATTACAACCCGGAAAAACACGACCGTTGGCGTGCGTTGACCGTAAAACAGCCATACGCAAATGATTTGGTAACGGAGGCGTACAAGGACGAAAACGGTATTGTTTACGGGAAAAAGACAATTGAAGTTCGGAGCAAAAACACGTCATACCGTGGCGACGTGCTGATATGTTCCGCAGCGTCCCCGGTTTATCCGGGAATGGAAAGCGGCGTTACTTTGGGATTGGTTGAGTTGTACGACGTAAAGCCGATAAAAGATTTTACGCCGGAGGATTGGGAAAACACCCGGATTCCAAAGGAAAAGAGGGCGAAAATAACAAAGGGGTTCGGATGGATGATGCGCAACCCAAGACGTGTTATTGAAATGCCAATTAAGGGGCAATTGGGTATCTATAATCTCGTATATACAAAAGGTTGTATTGTCGAATATCCTAAAGTTATGGTATTGGATAAAGAGGCATACAATAAAATAAAAGAAGCGTATTAGTTTGTTGTATTATGGTTTAATATTATCTTTGCAAAAAAAAAGATGGAAAATTGGAAGTTTATAAACGCTAATTATGAAGTTTCAGACAAAGGTAATATAAAGTCTGTAAATTATCGGGGAACGGGTAAAAGTGCGATACGAAAGCAATCTATTAGTAAAAATGGATATATGCGGGTAATACTATCAGATAATGGTAAAAACAAAACATATTTCGTTCATAGATTAGTTGCGGAGGCTTTTATTCCGAACCCGGACAATTTGCCGGAAATAGACCATATCGACGGCAACCGAGCCAATAACGATGCGACTAATTTACGTTGGTGTACGAGAAAGCAAAATTTGAATTATCAAAAAGCAATTAATAATAAACGTGAAACCATGAAGAAAGTAAATACATGGTTTAAGAAAACCGGAAAAGATAATCACAATGCAAAACCCGTTTATCAATATGATTTAGATGGTAATTTTATAAAGAAATGGGATTGCATACATGATGCGCAAAGATGCGGTTTTAATCATGGAAATATTATTAGTTGCTGTAAGGGACGTTTAAAACATTATAAAAAATATATTTGGAGATATGAGTAAAAAACAGGTTGGAATTATCCGCAACAATGGCGACGTACATACGGCGCAAATTGGTTTTCATATCGGACGGGTCGGCGTCTATGTTTACGCCCGTGAGTATTGGCAATATCATAGTTGGCAATTTGGGGTATCCATTGATGCAATAAACGGTTACGACCGTTATGTTGATATTGAGGCGAAAATATTGTTTGTCGGCATTGGCATACGGTTTATATGGATTAAAAGAAAGGTAAAACGATGAAAGCAAAGATTTTATTGTTATCTTTGGCAACGCTTTTGTTGGGGGCGTGTCAAAGCGAGAACGAACCAACGGAGGCATTTAATTTACTTCAAAAATCCGAGAGCATGGAAGAAAGAAACGAGTTTGTAACGAATACCACGGCGGCAATGATACAGATAAACGCCCCCCGGTATAATTGTGAGATTGTCGAAACCGCATTAGCGGGCGGCGATAGGGTACGAATTTGCGAAAAAGGCGCAAAGGAAGATTTGGACGCATTGTTTGACTATGTAAACGAAGCGGGCAAAGAATGAGAGTTAAGCAACCCGAACCGTTTGACCCAAACAGAGAGTACAACCCCGGCGAACGTTGCGTTTACCGGGGTATGGTATTGATTGCCGAGATATGGACGGCGGCGGATGCACGATTAGCCAACAACAACCCCGCAATATTTACGCAACGTTGCGTTCGCTGCAGAATCAAAAGGGAAGATTGCCCCGGAATAGGTAGGCAATGCGATAAGTACAACAGAATCGACCGAAAAACGATATTTTGGCGGTTGGCATATCCGAAAACAGTAAGAACGAATAAAAAATTAGAGCGATGACAGAAAGTAAGTTAAACCCGTTTGATGCGGAATTGTTGGTTATGATTGGCGATATTGCCAAAAGCCAACCGGAGGTCGAGGAAAAACCCGACCGTTACGAAATCACGGTTGACACAACCGAGATACAGGGAAACGCAATTGAAGCACTAAAACAGGCAGTCGCCGGACGATTGGGGAAACGCTTGTTAGTTACCCACACGTTAGACGCCGCCGTTGTTTTCAACGTCGAGTACGACCCGACGGAATACCCGGAACAAATCCGCACCCGGTTAGTTGAGCCGGACGCCACGGCGGGAACCCGATATTGCCGCACGTTGTTAGAAGTTGACGCAATACAGGTGCGCCGGGACAATTCATTTGTCCGTACTAACGTTTAATAAGCCATTGCAACCCGTGTTACTGACGGTCGATTTACCGACCGAATAAGAGAGCGCAAGCCCCGGAAACAAAGCCGGGGTTTTGCCGTTTATATGTGAGAGAGAACAAACGGTTGGCAATGTACCGGAAAAGCCGTAAATTTGCCCCGTGGTTAAAAGATAACCACCGAGATATAGAAAGTATTGGATAAGACAATAAAGCCTCTTAAAATGGAAATTCCGTGCAAATAACTTGCAAAAGGGTAAGCAACGTTTTAAGGAGGTAAACAGGGGAAAGGATAAAGCCCGAACGAAAGAACAAAGGTAAAGGAGCCGATAAGGAACAAGCCAAAGGACGAAAAGGCGTAAAAGGCAGATTTTGACCCCTGTTGACATTAAAAGAGATTTGACGATGAAAAAGAGAAAGAAGCCTTTAGGCTATAACAAACGTTCCGAGGAACAACGAATTTATGACATTCGGTTTTGTGCCGATTTATTTTTGCGTGGTTATTCGTACCGGGAAATTGCGGACGCATTGAACCGGGATTTGTCCGCCCGTGGAATGGGTTATACAATTTCGTTTCAAATGGTTTATTACGATTTGCAACAATGCCTTATCGAATGGAAGCGGGTACGGTTGGAAACAATCGACGAATATGTTACACAGGAATTGCGCAAGTTGGATAAAATGGAGCAACAAGCGTGGGAGGCGTGGGAGGTATCAAAAACCGGAAAGCAGCGCACCAAAGAGAAAACCAACCGGGGGCGTCCTATCAAAACGGATGCGACCGACGGCGACCCGGAATATTACGGGTATGACGAAACGACCGTTGAAACGTCGGCGGGCAATCCCCGGTTTTTGGATTTGTTGTTGAACATTCAACAACGCCGGGCAAAGATGTTGGGATTTGATGCACCCGTTAAAATCGAAATCCCCGGATACAACGCCGGGACGGACGACGATAAACCGAAATACGATGTTAAGGCAATCCCGGACGACCTGTTGTTTGCCGTCGCAGACAAATTGCAGTCCGCCGAATTTCAAAAGACAATCGCCGAGAAAGGAGGGGCGCAATAATGGCAAAGCGAATGAATGTTGTTAAACAGGTTGTAACCAAACCGAACCATTATTGCGGGGATTGCGGACACGGTGTTTGGTATTTCGACCATGCAAATTTAGATGTTGCAAATAGATTGCCGATTTGTTGCCGTTGTCCGTTTAGCCCGAACCGTTGCCGGATAAGGAGCGAAACGGCGTGTTTGAATTGGATACCGAAAAAGCCCGGCGAATTGATAGTTACACCCGATAAAATTGTACGACCATGAGCAACGAGGAATTATTGAAGATGTACGAGGCAATCAAGGCAGACCCCGGCGAATTGGTGCGAGCCGCCGCCCGTAAACGTCTTATCAACTTTGCCCGGTATATGCAACCGGATTTGGTATTGGAGCCCTTTCACGTCGTATATTATACCCTGTTGGATATGTTTGCGCACGGCAAAATACGAAAGATGATTGTACAACAGCCGCCGCAACATGGCAAATCGGAGGGGTCAAGCCGCAAATTACCCGCATTTATGTTGGGGTTAAACCCCGACCGCAAAATATGTATCGGTTCGTATGCGGCGACAATCGCACGGGATTTTAACCGGGACGTTCAACGAATAATCGACACGCCCCGGTATCGTGAATTATTCCCCGGCACGTACTTAAATGGGTCGAACGTCGTAACAATGTCGAATACCTATTTGCGCAATTCCGATGTTATCGAAATGGTCGGGCATAAGGGGTCGTTGCGTGTCGTCGGTCGTGGCGGTTCGCTGACGTCTAAAACCGTGGACGTTTCGATATTGGACGACGTGTATAAGGATTACGCCGAGGGTAACAGCCCGATAGTACGGGCGGCGGCGTGGAAATGGTACACGACCGTTGTACGCACCCGTTTACACAACGATAGTCAAGAATTGATTGTATTCACCCGTTGGCACGACGACGATTTGATAGGGCGCATTGAAAAGAGCGGCGAAACGATTATTGATGTTAAGTGTTGGGCGGATTTGGAGGACGTAACGCCGGGGGCGTGGGTACGCATAAACTTTGAGGGACTGAAAACCGGGGAACCGACCGAGATAGACCCACGGGAACCGGGGGCGGCATTATGGGAAAGCCGACACAGTAAGCAAAAGTTGGAGGCGCAAAAGGCATTAGACCCGGTGCAATTTCAATGCCTGTATCAAGGCAACCCCGGTTCCGCCGAGGGTCGTTTGTACCAACCTTTCAAAACGTGGGTCGAAAAATCCGATTACGGAACGTACATTCGTTCCGGCGCATACATTGACGTTGCCGACGAGGGCGACGACCTGTTGTTTGCCGCAACGTATGACGTGTATAAGTCCGACAATATGTTTTTCAACGAGAAAACAAAGCGCATGGAGCCGATATTGTTTGCCCTTATTACAGATATGGAAATGACGGACGAAAACACGGACGTTACAACCGTAACCGTCCCGGCGATGATTAACCGGAACGGTACGCAAAAAGCGTGGGTTGAGAGCAACAACGGCGGTGCGGGTTATGAAAAGGTTATTAAAAAGAAAGTACGGGCGATTACAGACCCGTTTTATCAAGGGGGCAACAAGGAAAGCCGGATAATAACAGCGTCCGCAATGGTTAATCAACATATAATTATGCCGTTCGGTTGGGAAACCCGGTACAAAGCCGTTTACGACCATGTAACCGGATTTTTGCGCAATTTCGGAGCCAACACGCACGACGACCCGGAGGACGGATTGACCGGGATATATGAAAAGGAGATTGCGGACGGCAATATACAGCCATACGCACACGCAAACCGAGGCGTAAGACGACGCAATTAGCAATATTTTTGAGATATGCAAGATTATCCGGGAAAAAGTTTATAACTTTGTAACCGAAACAAGGGGGCAAAGGGACAGCCCCGGAGAAAGTAACAATATTTTTAACGTTAAAAACAAAGAAGTATGATTTGTAAATGTCCAGCGGCGGCGGCGTTGCCCGATGTACCCGCAATTACGTGTTCGGAAAGTTTCGGACAGGTTCAGAAAGTGGCTTTTCAACGTCTTTTGAAAGACGACGGAAGCAAAAACAGTTTTACGAGTGAAAAAGCGATTACGGCGTTAGCGTCGTGGACGCCCCTGTTATCGGCGGCGAATAGCACGAAAGTAGTAGTTTCGCCGTATATCCAAGCCCCGACCGCCGAGGCGGGAGCCGCCCGCACCTTTGGAGGCGGTAACGAAACGTTGGGAGGCGTCGAAGAAATTATTGGACGTGAACCAACCCCGTTTACCGGAGTTATCCGCAAAGCCCCGCAGGAGGTTATCAAGGCATTAAAGGAAATGCAATGCGAAAGTTGGGGCGACAATTTGGGTATCTTCATTTTCGATGAAAACGGCGCAATCGGCGCAATCAAGGGGGATGCCGACGGTACATATTACCCGATACCGATACGTTCGTTGTTTATCGGCGATAAGACGTTGGGCGGATTGGAAGCCACGGACAGCAACGCAATACAATGGTCGTTTTTGCCGAATTGGTCGGACGATTTGGCGATTGTTGCCCCGGCGTTTAACCCGCTTACGGATTTGAAACCCGCACAAGAGTAATGACGGCGAAAGTTACAAAGGTCGTGTTGGAGTGTCCGACCCTTAACACGACCGAAGAATTTGAGATTAACCACGCCGAACGCCTGTTGCGGATGCCTAACAATGGCGGTTGGCAGTTGCCCGAAAAAACACCTTTTGAATTTAGCAAAGAAAATGGGATTAGATATAAAACGCATAAGAAAGGAAATAACGGAACCGAGGAAAAAGGCGGCGATAAATAAAGCGGTCATACACCAAAACCGCATTAAATTTCACGCCCAAACCAACGTAACGCCCTTAATGTGTTTACCCACGACCGACTTTTTGGCATGGGTTCAAAATCTTATCCCGCACGATAAATTCAAAATCTTCAAAACATTGTTCCGTTACCCCGTTCGTACCAACGAGGTAACGGGCATTTGTTTTGATAAGTTAAGCCGTATTTTCGACGGTCGTAACCCGGCGTTCAACTATCAATTCCAAAACACGGAACAACGGGACGATTGGGAGTATTACCGCCAAGATGTATTAAAGGAGCCGGAAATTTGGAGTACGAAAGGTTGGGAGTTTTTCAAGACGGAAATAAACAGCGTCTTAATAGTTGATTTGCCCGCCGAGCAAAACCACGCCGACCGATACCCGACCCCGTATTTTTATTGGCTACCTATCGAAAGCGTCATAACCTTTGAGGCAAACCGGACAACCGGTGTTATGGATTGGATAATTTTCCGCCAGCCCGATAAACGTATTGCAGTTATTGACGATGAACGATACAGAGTATTTGCAGAGGACGACGGCGGCAATATAGGCGAATTATTGGTTGATAACCCACACGATTTGCGCTATTGCCCCGCCCGTTTCTTTTGGGCCGAGCCAATGAATTTGCGAGAACCGGACGTTAAACAATCCCCGCTAACAAAAGAATTGGAGGCGTTGGATTGGTTTTTGTTTTTCCATATATCGAAGCGGCATTTGGATATGTACGGGGCGTACCCGATATATTCCGGTTACGAACAATCGTGCGACTTTACTAACGCCGAAAACGGCGATTATTGCGACGGTGGATTTTTGAAAGACAAACAAGGGTATTACAGGTTAGACCAAGCTGGGTTATTGATGCGTTGCCCTAAGTGCGGAGAAAAACGGATTACCGGGGCGGGTTCCTTTGTTGAAATACCGATACCGGACGGGGACAAACAACCCGATTTGCGGAACCCGGTGCAAATGTTGACCGTTGACCGTACAAGTTTGGATTATAACGTTGAGGAAGAAAAGAGATTGCGGGAAAACATTATTACCGCCGTCGTCGGACAAAACGAGGAAGTAACCCAACGGGAGGCATTTAACGAACAACAGGTTAAAGCCGCATTTGAGAGCCAAAGCACGGTATTAAACCGAGTGAAAAAAGGCTTTGAAGCCGCCCAACAGTTCGTCGATGAAACGGTTTGCCGATTGCGATACGGCAATATGTTCGTATCTGCAAAAGTCAATTACGGCACGGAGTTCTATTTGTACGACGCAAGCGAGTTGCGGAACCGTTACAAGTTGGCAAAGGAAAGCGGCGCAAGTGAGGCAGAATTGGACGCCCTACAAAATCAGATTATCGAAACGGAGTACCGGAACAACCCAACCCAATTGCAGCGTATGTTGATATTGGCAGAATTGGAACCGTACCGCCATTTGACCCGGAATGAGGTATTGGATTTGTACGGGCGTAACTTAATCCCGGAGAATGAATTGCGTATAAAGTTGAATTTCGCTAACTTTGTCCGTAGGTTTGAGCGGGAGAATACAAACATTTTGGAGTTTGGAACGCAAATACCATTCGACAAAAAGATTTCAGTAATAACAAGTAAATTTAACGAGTATGCACGTAAAAACAGCAACTGAGGGTAAAACAAAGGACGTCGCAATTATCGACGTCACCCCCGAAAACTACATTGTACCGAGCAACGAACAACATTTGTATCATTGCATTATTGAGGTGCGCAAGTTTGACAGTGAAACGGGCAAACGCTTATCCGTTCCCCGTGTCCAAAAGTTCGGCAAAAAGTCCTTTGAAAACGGCATTTTGGACGCACTGAAAAAACAGGGTTACACGATTACCGTATTGCACGACCCCAACGAGTACGTTAAGGCGCAAGCCGAGGAAAAAGCGGCACGAACCGCCGCACAGCAGAAAGCCGCCGAGGAAAAAGCCGCCGCCGATGCAAAGGCAAAGGCAGAAGCCGAGGCGAAAGCCAAAGCCGAGGAAAAAGCGGCGTTAAAGGCTGAAATTTTGGCGGAATTGAAAGCGGCGGGAGTTATCCCGGCGGAACCCGCCAAAGAAACCAAAGCCGAGGACAAACCCGGAGCGAAAAAGTAACAGAGTATTAAACAATTAAAAATACGATTATGGCACAGATTGCACAGCAAGACAATTTAGTTATTGAAGTAACAACAACCGCCGCCGCATTGGATGGCGCAACAAAGAAAAAGTTGATTGAATGTATTGAGGGCGGAACAATTACCGACGTCATTTTGGTAACAAAAGAGGTTGAAAAGAAAATCAGCCATGCACGTGTTGTTAGTTGGTTGGTTGACACAACCGGGGATTCGCCAAAATACACTATTCATATTATTAACTCTAACAGCGGAGCAGTAGCAGCAATCGCACTTAATTAATTCAAAGGGAAAGAATTATGTTAACGAGAGAAATTTTAGTTGCAAATGCGGCATTAGCCGGATTAACAGACGAACAAATTGCGGCAATTACAACATTGTCCGCCAACGACGAAAATAGCGTTATCGCCAAAAAGACGGGCGAAATTTACGGCGGATTGGATGCCGATATTTTGGCGGTGTCCGGTATCGCAAAGAACGGAACCGAAAAGACGTTTGATTACGCAAAACGTGTGGTCGCCGAGTTCAAAACCAAAGCGGAAAGCGCAAGCGAATTGCAAACCCAAATCGACATTCTGACGAAAGAAAAGGCACGTTTGGAAAAGGCAATTGCCGACGGTGCGACCGATGCGGAAACGGCAAAGGCGTTGAAACAGGCGAAAGCCGATTTAACGGCGGTAACATCGCAGTTTAACGACCTCAAAAGCAAGTACGATGAAGCCGAAAAGAAATTTCAAAAGGAGTTGTTCGGCGTTCGTATCGAGGGCGCATTGCAGACCGCAACCGCCGGGTTGAAATTCAAACCGGGATTGCCAGAAAGCGCAACAAAGGTTTTGTTGGCGCAAGCAATCGACAAAATCAAGGGTATGAACCCCGAATATATCGACGACGGCAAAGGCGGCAAAATCATTGCTTTTAAGGACGAAAGCGGCGCAATTATGCGTAACCCGAACAATCAGTTGAACCCGTACACCCCCGGCGACCTGTTGGCAAAGGAATTGGATACAATGGGTATTTTGGATAAGGGACGCCAAGCCGGAGGCGGCGGAACGGTTCCCCCGGGGGGCGCCGGCGGTGGTAGCGAAACAACCATTGACGTAACGGGCGCAAAAACCCGTGTCGAGGCTTACGAAGCAATCGCCGCAAACCTTATGGCGCAGGGCTTAACGGCGGGTTCCGAAAAGTTCGACGCCGCAATGAAACAGGCATGGCAGGACAACAATATTGCCGCATTGCCGGAAAAGTAAACAATCACGGGTAAAGGGTAAGCCCGCATTAATAACAATTAAATTTTTAACATTATGTCATTAGTAGCAACAAGATTGCAGAATTGGCGGATTGAAAACCCGGAATTAGACCGTAATATGACCCGCCCGTGTGAGTATGGCGCATTGGATTTTTTCATTGAGCAAACCAATGCCCCGTCCTCAATCATTAACCCCAATTTGCGTGACCGTGCGTTTGCGTCCATTGGCAACACGGTGCAAGTACCCGTTATCAATTACGACGGCGATGTACAGGTTAGCAATGTCCGTTCGTGCGTTATCGCTGACGATGAAAATACGTCCGCATTGGTAACGGTTGTTTGGGCGACTTATGCCATTGGCTTTACAATGGTTCCCGCCGCCTACATGAACAACGAAATTTCCTACGAACACGACTTTTTGCGCAAAATGGAAAAGACGTGCCGGGCTTTGGCGGACAAATTGGACGTCGGAGCCGTTGCCGCATTGGAGGCAAACAAAACACAGGTGTTCAAAACGTTGCTTAATTACACGGAGTCGGGCAACGTGGTACAGGTTCCAACCCAAATGGCGACCGAGATTTTGGGCGATATTAACCCGATTATGCGGGCTAACTGTTACCCGGAATATATCCACATTATCGCCAACGCCGGGGTTGATAGCCTTATACGTAAACTTGCACAACATGGCGTTTACAACGACGTAAACAAGCGCATGGAGTACGACAATAAGGTTTTGCATTACACGAACAACGTAACCGACGAAGCGGGCAAAATGGGAACCATGTTTGCCGTTGCTGACGGAAATGTAGGTATCCTTACACGTGTTGACCGTGAGGCATTGCGCCGGACCCGTGCGAATTTCCACGAATGGGACGTTGTACGTTTGCCGTACATTGATTTGCCCGTTGGTTCGCACTATTACACCGCCGTTGGCGACCAGTCCGCAATTATGGGCGACGCAACCGCCGATTTGACGTGCGCCGTTAAGGAGTATTTCGGATTTTCCGTTGACGTGGCGTATATGGTTGCTTACAACAGCAACCCGGATACCGTGGCAACCCCGATTATCAAAGCCGAGATTGCCGCCCGCAATCCGAACGAGCCGTTGGGTATGCCCGTATATGTAACCAACGCAGCGGAATTTCCCGCCGGAGGTGTCGGGGGCGAATAACGCCTGAGCATAACGAATTGTTAAACCGAGGGGACGGGGTGGTTATCCCCGCCCCCTTTTTTTATTGCAATCTTAATTCCTAATATGGGAACAATGTGTTATATTTGCATATGGAAAAATGGAAAGAAATTAAAGGCTATGAAAGTTTGTACCAAATCAGTAGTAGCGGAAGAGTTAAGAGCTTATATCGTGTAGATAGATTAGGCAGGGTTTATAACGACCGTATATTAGTACCTGAAATTACAAAAAAAGGTTATTTACGTGTTTCATTAGGAAATAGGAAAGATGGATTTAAAAAAATAATGGTTCATAGATTCGTTGCGGAGGCTTTTATTCCGAACCCGGACAATTTGCCGCAAGTCAATCACAAGGACGAAAACAAGTCGAACAATCACGTTAATAATTTGGAATGGTGTGATAACACATATAATCGAAATTTTGGCACTCGTAATTATAGAGCTAATAAACATAAAAATAAACGGATTGCTCAATTTGATAGATTCGGTAATAAAATTGCAGAATATGATAGTATAAAAATTGCAGCAAGTAAAATGGGTGTTAATGTCAGTCAGTTATCAAGGCATTTAAATAATAAACCAACCAAAAACATAAGAGGTAAATTGTATTATTCTCATAGTGTTGGAGGTTATAAATGGGCGTTTTTATGATAAGAATAAATGAAATATGCGAAGCGTTAAAAAATGTGTGCGGGTGGGAGCAATCATACGACCCGGCAAAGGCGATAGACGACAATTTAACGCAGACGGAAAGCGGTTTGACGTTTCAAGGTGCGCACCCCCTTGTTACTTTGGATAATGTCCGGGCAATCGTCCCGGATGATTTCGTTTTTCAATATCCGGTTTGGAATATGATAAGGGAATACAAAGCCGGGGCAAAGGTTCGCCACAACAACAAAGTTTGGATTGCGGCACGGGACAACCAAAACGAGGAACCGACCGAAAGCGATTTTAACGACGATTACGGCAACCCCTATTGGCAACCGTACAATTTCATTTCCGATTATT